CACTAGCAGATGAACCGTCTTCAGCTAATGCTCTTTGTAACTCATCTTCGTAAAGTAATTTCATTTCTTGTGTTCTTTGAGGAGCTTTCTTTTGTGATACATAGTAAGCTAAACCTGCACACATACAAGGTACAAATCTATTAACTACATCTGCTTCATTAGTATATTTACCTGCATCTTGTAATCTTTGTAAATAATAGAAAAACATAAAGTCACCAACTTGGTCTGAACCCGGAGTTAAATATAAAGTAACTGTTACTTTATCTATAAATCTTTGTACCCAATAATTAGAAGGTTGACCTGTAGCTGTTTTATTTGAAAAAGCTGAATACTGAGATCTATTTACTTTAGCTAAAGGTGAATCTACATTTGTAGATCTTCTATAACTAGATTCTAAAATATCCGAAGCCATATTTACAAAATTATTTACAGAATCATTTTGTGCATGGGAAGCAGCTGTTGTATCATCAATTCCTCTATCAGCTGTTGATGCAACAATTAAATTATTTCCTGAAATAGAACTGTATTGAATTATTTCGCTATTGATTTTTATTTTACCTGAAGCAGGCATCTGGGCCACAGAAGCAACAGGTATAGTCAAAGTAGTTGCAATAATAGCAGATGTTAAAGTAGTTGTAATTCCGTCTGATGCACCATCGCTTGGTGATCTAAAAATTACATATTCGTTTTGACCATTAACTAAACTAAATGCATGTTCCCTAACTTGCCAAAAATGAATACCTCTGTTGTCCCATTCTTGAAGCATTATGTTTAATGATCTTCTAGCTGAACGCAGGTCATTACCTGAGTAATCAAAGAAACCTAATCTTTCAAAAGCCTCAGTTATAATATCGTCGATCGAGAATGTTTTCTCGAATGTAGTTGTGCCTGAAAAAGCCAAGTTGCCTCCTACGAGTTACTTCCGCCGCTATGAAATACAGTGATAGCTGTAATCTGTTCAGTGGTAAAAGCAGAGTAAACATCTGTTTTAAATAAAATTGGTGCAGGAAAATTAATTGTCATGTCATGAACATGAGCAGCCTTATTTAATTTTATTTTTGATGTTCCACTTGCTCCACCATCTTTAAACTCTAAAACTCCAGCTACGTTAGGACCAGATACATGAACTCCATATACTCTAGTTCTTCCAGTTTGAACAGTTTTAGTTTCAGTAGTTACGTTAGTTGCAACTCCATCAATTGATGATCCAAATGTTGACATAATTTTTATCTCCTAAAATTTATATGTGGGGCCGAAGCCCCACACTAATTATTTATTACGTATCGCTAAATGGTGTAACGATAGTTCCTGATCCTAACAATAGTGAGTTATGAACCAAGTAGTTAGCTTCTTCAACAGCAGTAACTGTAAGTATAGATCCAATAATTCCACCTTGTGTAGTACCATTCATAGAAAGTACATCATTAGATGCGCCAGGGAAGAAAGCTTTTTTAGCTCCATCATCCACTGCAATCATAGCTGCACCTGTAAACTTATCAGTTCCGTCAGTTACGATTTGAACATCAGTTGCAGTTGTGTCTACATAAAAAGTAAAACTTGCACCAATGTTATTTAGATTATTGTAATCTGTATCACCTGCAGTTGCTCCATTAGCATTTGCATTGATTGATGGTAAAGTAAAGATACCATCTGCGTCTTGTGTTAATAAGATTCTTCCTGCGTGAGCATTTACAGTTAATGAAGTATTAGCTGTTAGTGCCACAGTTGAACCTGGTCCAGTACCTATAAAGCCATTTTTAGAAATGACCGGTCCTGAAAACGTAGTATTTGCCATAGTATTATTCTCCTAGTTTCCGTCTACATAGTCTCTAGGCCGTCGACTGTACGCGTCTATGTAAACTAATTAAATTATACAGTGAGTTTTTTATACACTAGTTTTTAGTAGAGTGCAAGAGAGCCTGTAGTGTGGAGTGAATTTTTCCAACGATGTAGCTTTTTGTTTAAGTAGCTACGGAAACTTGCGGAGCAGAGTCTTCAACTTTATTACGCATGTGTTCTCTTTGCGCCTCTGCCATCTTAATATGACTTAAAACATCTCTAACTTTTCGATCTATTTTAACCATATCGAGAGTATATCTACCCTCTTTAAGATGCTCTTGCTCCCACTGTAAGTCCAGACCCCTCTTTTGCTTGTAAAGGTCGTTTAAGTGTTGCATCATTTTTTCCATCGATAACTTCCTCATAAGTTATTCTGTTTATCTTGTTATCATAAGATATTCCAAGATATTCCCAAACTATACTTTTTTCTCCCAACTTGTCAAGTATAGCTTGTTCTAGTGAGGCTGGGTTATCATTAGCCAAAACATTAAACTTAGCGTGATGATCATACGCCCAGATATTTACTAGAAATTTTACCATTATTCTTTCTATTAGTTAATTGTGGCGAGACTATGTCCCGCCACAAAAAATTACGATTAACTTGCTCCTGAAGATCCGAAGATACCTCTATAGTCAGATACACCGAATCTGTATCTTTCTCTAGCTTTGTATCTTACGTTTCCAGTATCAAAGTCACCTTCCATTGCTGTTCTAATAGGTGTTCTTTCAAAATACTTCATTCCGTTAGGAACATCAGTAATGAAGAAGTACGCATTAGGATCAGTTAAGAAATTGTTCACTCTGTAACCTTGAGGAACCATTCCCATAGAAACGATTGCATTGATATCATTGTCAGCAGTGCCAGTTCTACCTTGAGACTTCATAAGTCTTTCAGCTTGGAATTGAAGCTCAGAAGGAACGATCATTTTCATTCCTCTAGCAGCAATTTTTAGACCTCTTTCGTCAGTCATTGCAGCGATGTCAATTAAAGACTGCTCCAATGAAGTTTCGTTAAGGTCTGCCTGTGTAGCCAAAGTATTTGACACAGTTCCAGCGATCGTTGGGTGAGAAGTTGCAAACAAGTTGCTTCCATCTCCAGAAGTGAAACCACCTCCGAAACCATTGATCAAAGGATTAACCGCTTTGATTTGTTTAGTGTTCGCCATAGATCTAGCTAACGCTTTTGTATATCTAGACGCAAGTCTATCATACAGGTTGTCCTCAATCGCTTCTTCAGTGATTGCGAACGCTAGCGCAACAGTTTCCATAGTGTATCTAGCTGTGTAAGTCTCTTGAGCATTGTCAAAAGTTACGCCAGAACCTTCAGGTTTAACTGCAGCATTAGCAAAACCAGATAACATAACTTCTTCTTCAAACGCTCTGTCTGAAGTTTCAGTTGTGTAGATCTCAGCATGCTGATTCTCATAACGTTTATATTCCAGTCCGAATAGTGCATTCAGGCCTGGTTCTAGTTCTTTAACTAGTTGTCCTCGTGATATAGCCATGTTTTTTCTCCTATTCTAACTATTATATTCCTGCCGTAGCAGAGTTGTAGATGTGTTCGTTAATCATCACAACCCAATTCAAATAACCAGCGCCAACTGTACTGTTGTCGATGTTAGTTGATGGACCTATGATTTTTAACTGACCACTTACTGTTGATAGCGTATTGTCATCTAACATTGAGTTAGAAACAAAGTTCGCTGCAACACCAGCTGAAACAACGATATCCGCATTCATGAATACATCAGTCTGCGCTGAAGCAGTTGATATATCAGTTTGGATTTCGAATCTTTCATATGGGTCGTCACTTACGAATGCTACTATATCAGATGCTGCAACTTGAGCATAGTGATTAGCAAACGTAGGTTTACTTGTATTTGGGTCTGTGTAGAAAACACCATTAAGTGATCCAAGTAATCTGTCTCCAGCTGCAGCTTGTTCGATAGTTCCGCCAGCTACTGGTTTTACAGCATCTTGAAAATAAATAGTAGTCGCATAGTTACTTGCGATACTATATTCACTTAAACCTTGGTTGTCTCTATTTTGACCAACTTTTCCGATCGCTCTTAGACCGAAAGGTTCGTTTTTATTTGCCATAGAGGCCTCCTTATAAATGTACCTGCCCTTGCGGGCCTCCAGTACGGGTTAAATGAACTTTAATGGTTAGGAAATTGTTTAAGATTTCTTTGAGCCACCAAAAGTTACACGAGTCTGTCTATCAATATCGATAGGCATACTTGGGTGCTCTTCCTTCATCAGATCATTATCCAGAGCTTTTTCTTTTTCATTATGCTGTGCTGCATAATATTCTTGTCTCTGTTTAATTATCTCTTCAGGTATCCTAGCGAGCAGTAGGCCGCCAACTCCGATCACTCCTGAGTATTTCCCGTCTTCAATGACTGGAAATTGTGAATCTGGGTATTCATCGGCACGAACTAATTCGTATCCTTCTCTTAATGAGGCAGATACATTTTTCGTATCTTGAAATCCCATTGACTCAGCTCTAATCCATCTATGTTTAAAACCTGATGGAGCAGGTGGTGAATCTAAAGGTGATGGTGGAGTCCAAACTTTTTTATGAGCTGTTTTTTCTCTTGTTTGACTCGCACGTGAGGTCTTCTTATCTATTGTATTTTCCATATGCTTATCCCTCCTTCGTGATATTTAATTGTTTCGCATACTCTTCGAGTGGCACACCTAATTTTTTGGCGATAGTAACCTGTGATGGTGTGAGCCTCACAGTTTTGCGACCAGATTTGGTACTTCGCTTCGCCGAAGCTACTTGTTGTACCGGAGCAGGTCGTGTTTCTTCTCCCGTTGTATTTGTTTTACCAAATTTGTGCGGAAATTCAAGTCTTATTCTTTTGTCTATTTCAGAATAATACTCATCGCTTTGTGGATCAAAACCTTCTATTTCAGTTAGTTTTTTATGAAGATCAAAAGCTGTGTAAGTCATAGCTGAATCTTGACCAAACCATGTGTTTCTTTCACTCCATGCTTCAGCTTTAGGATCAGGTGTTCCTTGTGCCGCTTGTTGTCTTCTTAAATTAACTTCAGGTTTTTTCTCTTCTTTTTGTTTTTCATAAGCTTCTTGAGCTGCTTTTGTTTCAGTCAATTTAGCTTTTTTATATCCTAACTCAGATATGGCTGCCATTGCATCTGCTTCAGCTCCTAGATCTTGTGCTTCTCTAGCTGCTGCAAGTTTTGCCTTAGCTGCTTCAATACCTGATTCGATACTTTGTTCAGTAACAGAAAGAAAGTTAGGCTCTATTTTTTTAAGTTTATCTTCTGCTTCTTTTTTGTCTTTGATGACACGTTCAGCATAAGTTAAAGCTTCGTCTTTTTGACGTTCAGCTTCTCTCCACTTTTTAGTTAGCTTTGCTATTCTTTTTTGTACACTATCACTATACTGTTCTAATTCTTCTGTGTTTTCTTTCTTGTCATCTAATTTGATTTCTCTTTCATTTTCGTGAGTCTTATCCTCTGCTACTCTTTCATCTACAACAGGTCTTACACTCGGATCTTCTTTTACTTCCGGTTGTTCGATCTCTGCTTGATCTTTTTCCTCAGGTAAATCGACGTCCATTGCTGGACCAGAGGTGTCGATATCAACTGTTTTTTTCACTTCTTCAGTGTCTGGCATAGTATCCTCCTATGTTGTTAATATTGATGAAGTATATCTTCAGGGTTATCGATTGTAGCTAATACTTCATCATCGTTTAGCAATCTAACTTCACCCCCGTCAATTTGTATACGGCTCCCTGCATATCTTGCAAAGACCACCCAATCACCTTTTTTACACCAAGGTCCTTCAGGAAATTTTTCTTTGTCATAACAATGTGGTCCCATTGCTAGAACCAAACCGCATTGAGATGCAACTTGTTGTTTCTCTAAAGTATCTTGTCCTAAAATTAATCCACCTTTAGTTTTTTCATTCATCTTGAAAGGGAGAAGTAACATTCTCCAACCAGTGGGTTGAGGTAATCTATCTGATTCTTTTGATTTTAATCTATCGTAAGTTTTTTGTTCTTTATCTTCGATCTCTTTATTTTCTTTTTCGTACTTGTCCGCCAAAGCATATTTAATCTTTGGGTTCTCCGAATTTGATAACTGTTCCTTTTTCGTCATGTCGCTCCTTATTGTTTAGCAGGTTA